TAAACTTTTAGGAGCAACAAAACTTGTATGTTTTGCTCAATTAAATGCAACTTTACCTTCAGGAACAGATGTCATTGTTGCTTTAGGAGTAACTAATGGAATGGAGCTTAATGCAGGAACTATGGATAGCGGTGCAGCATTCGGTGATAGAGGAGGTTATACTCTTACTTTTGACGGAATGGAAGCAGAGCCTTTCCCAATGGTAGCTGACTATCCAATAGCAACAGGACCTTTCACAAATGCAGGGTTTAATTTTGGATCAATAGTAACATCTTAATTTTCTTATCTGTTTTCTTATAATATTAAAAGGGTAGCTTAATTGTTACCCTTTTTCTTTTCCAAACAAAAACAGACTTTTTCTATTATATAGTATGATACAAGCATTTACAGAAACAAGCTTTAGTGCAGATTTATCAACTGAGGATAATAGAATAGATACAACAGTCGCTAAAACTCAGATTAGATTCTTGATTAAGTTTATTAATGACTTAGATAGAAGTGTAGTTTATTGTTACCCAACTTCTACAATCTATGAAAGATACACGCATATGTTTTTTAATTACAATGCAGCTCCTGATTTCTATGCAGGAGAATTAAAGCTTTTACCTGCAGGACATTGGAAGTATGAAGTCTTTGAGGTAAGTTGGATAGGAACGGTTGTAGTGGCTTTAAATACAGCTCCTGCTACTGAAATAGACATTCTACCTGTAGCTAATACAAATGGAATAGTACAAGGGATAGTTACAAAAGGAATACTTAACTTAACAGAAAAAGCAGGAACAGAACAAGTACAATACAATCAACACGAAACAGCAGAAGGAACTAACTATATTTATACAGGAAATTAAACTAAAATTATGGCAATAGAAAATGTACAACAACTCTTAACAGAGCAATTAGGAAAAAATAGATGTGATGTAATTACTACAACAGCTATGACAGGAAAAGACTACTATGCAGTTCACTTTGTAACAGAAAGCGTTATAGCTTCAATTACTGCTTCTAACATACAAACAGGAACAGGAAGTGCAGCTGCAAGTCTTCATACGACTATGGCAGCAGGTACAACTTTATTTCTTGCAGTATCAGCTATCACTTTAACAAGTGGATTAGCTATTTGTTACTACGACCAAGTAATATAATGAAGTTAGCAATTGGAATGTCATTACCTTCAAGTAATAAAGGAGGAGTAACACCTATACAAAAGCAAGTAAATGACTTTAAGGCTAGGGTTATTGCAGATGGTGGGGTGTTTGAGGCACAAGCTTGTTTAGAGGCACAATTAACAATTTTAAGTAATATATAATGAGTTTATTAGATGATGTTAGTATAGTAGTAACTCCTAACGGATATAAGGCAGGAGAATTGTATGCAGTTATTCCAAGTGATGGTGCAGCAGATATGGATGTTACTAGAGCAACTGATGCTACAAGAGTAGATGAGAATGGATTAATTGAAGAAGTATTAGTTAATGTTCCTCGTATAGACTACACAGGAGGAGGTTGTCCCCATATATTAATAGAGCCACAGAGGACTAATCTTATTACTTATAGTGAGGATTTTAGTCAGAGTTATTGGACAAAGTCAGGAGTAACAGTATCATTAGAAACAACTATAAAATCTCCAAATGGAGGTTATAATTCTTATAAAATATCAAGTGGTACAAGCGGTAATCTAAATAGAATTGCAGGGGTTACAGGGCAAACTAAATCAATATTTGTTAGAACTGTAAGTGGTACAGGGACTATTGGGGTTTTATCATATAATGGAGGTTCAGCTTCTACTCAAAATATAACAGAAGAATGGCAAAGATTTGATGTTCTTGCAAATACAGGCGATACAGATGGTACTACATTTTTCGCAGTAGATTTTAGAAACAGCACTCTTGCAGAAGTGTTAATATGGGGATCACAATTAGAAAATGGCTTGAACGTAACATCATACATTCCAACATCAGGAAGTACAGTAACAAGAAACCAAGACATCATTTCAAGAGATGGTATAGGTAGTTTAGTTAATAGTGAGGAGGGGGTTGTGTTTCTTGAGATGGCTGCTTTGATTAATGGGGGGTCTTATAGGAGTATTTCTCTTTCAGACGGTACTAACACAAATGTGCTAGAAATAGATTTTGCACCTACAAGCAATAGATTAGAAGTTTATTTTATTATAAATGGGGTTAGTTATCTATCACCGAATTCATATACCATAGTTCAAACAGATTACAATAAAATAGCGTTTAGTTGGGAAGAAAATAATCTAAAACTATATGTTAATGGTATTGAATTAGTCAATGATTTAACAGCGACTTTATTGCCTAATAAATTTAACAAACTAAAATTTACTACGTCAAATGGATCGTTTCCTTTCAATGGCAAAGTAAAACAACTACAAGTCTACACGACAGCACTAACAGATAGTCAATTAGCAGCTTTAACTTCATAATATGAATATATATAAATTACAATACAAAGACAAAGCAGAAGGAGATGCTGACTTACTTGCTAAAGGTACTTTTAAAGAAGTAACTGAAAAAGGAGTTACTCAAGATGTTTACACTAATGGTACACAAGCTATCGTGTATATTGGAAAGATAGTAGAGATACCTGCAACTTATGATAAAGATGGTAAAGAATTAACTCCTCCTATTTATTATGCAGGGGTATTTTACGACCTAATGACTACAGAAAAATTTGACTTCGGAATACACGAGTTATTTCCTGTAGATTGTGTACATTCGTTTTTAGGTTACGAAAAGAACGCAGAAGGTACAGATGTAAAACCTGATGAAATAATAAAAATATAAAATGGATAAAATAATTTCAGTAAATTTAAGCACTTCAACAGCTCCTCTAGTACAAGAGGTTAGAGGGAAGGATTGGATTGAATACGGAGACGCTAATGGCGAATGGAGAAACCTCTACCCACAGTTCTTAATTGACCTTTACTATTCTAGTTCAATAACAGCTGCGATTGTTAATGCTACTGCTGAAATGATTAGTGCAGAAGATATAGTTATTACTGACGAAGAAGATAGAGATGAAGAAGCAAGAGTAAAGTTACAGAACTTTATTAATAATGCTAACGGAAATGAAACACTACACGAGGTATTAAAAAAGGTAGCATTTGACTTTAAGCTACAAGGAGCATTCGCTCTTAATATTGTATGGTCAAAAGATAGAACACAGATAGCTGAGATTTACCACATTCCAGTAGAGAAGATTCGCTGTGAACGTCCTGATGAATTTGGAAAGACTAGAGGTTACTATGTTTCAGGAGATTGGGCAAACACAAGAACAAACAAGCCTTATAGAGTTCCTGCTTTTAATGTAAACGATAGAACTTCTCCTAATCAAATACTTTACACAGGGCTTTACAGTCCTAATATGAACTCTTATTATACTGCTGATTATATCTCTTGTAATAATTGGAGTCTTTGTGATTCTAAAGTTTCAGAATTCCATTTACAGAATGTAAGTAATTCATTCTCAGGAAGTTATATGATATCCTTCGCAAATGGAATTCCACTCGCTGAAGAGAGAAGACAGATAGAACAAAGTCTTACAGATAAATTCACAGGTGCTTCAAACGCAGGTAAATTTATATTAACTTTTTCAGACGATAAGACAAGAGTTCCTGAAATAACTCCTATCAGTCCTGCTGATTTGGACAAACAATATTTAGCACTTCAAGAACTACTTACTAGCAACATCCTAGCAGGGCACAGGGTGACTTCTAAGACACTAATGGGCTTAGATAGTGCTAATGGATTCTCAAGCAATGCAGACGAGCTTTTAAACGCTTCTAATTTTTACTTAAATACTGTAGTAATGCCATTTCAAGGGCAAATCTTAAAAGTGTTACACAAGATATTCCAAGTTAATAATATGGATATGCCAGTTCAGTTTGTACAGCTTAAACCAATTACAATACAATTTGACTCTAAGACTATTAGAGAAGTTATGACAACAGATGAAATAAGAGAAGAAATAGGATTAGCACCTTTAGATGTAGAAGAAGAAACTCTTGACTTTGCTAAAGTTGGTATGATAGATGGAAAGCCTGTTTTTGACACTATAGAAGAAGCCTTAGCAAGTGCAAAGACTTTAGGGTGTGAAGGGTATCATACGCACGATTATGAAGGTAAAACAGTCTATATGGCTTGTGAAGGGCATACAGAAGCTACACAACTA